AGCTTGAAACGGTTAGCCTTGCTGATATTCAGCTTGTCAATCCACGCGCAACAATCAAAGCTTACAGCCGCGAAAACGTGGTCAACTGGCACTTTGAGCGCGTCAATGGCGCTATGCAATTGGTTTATGTCATGCTGCGCGAAGTGGGTTGGCGGTTCGCTTCTGAATCAGGCTTGCGCATCATGGTTGAATCGTTCCTGATTTTGGCGCTTGACGAAAACGGCAATTACTACCAGCAGAAGGTTGTGCGAAACGCTGACAAAGGCTTTAACGTTGGCGAGATGTCTTTTGTAACTGTTGGCGGTCAGCCGATGAAGTGGTTGCCAGTGCTGTTTGCCAGCGACAAGGAATTACCAGCCGGTAAACTGCCGTTAGAGCTTGGTTACTTATCGCCAATCTGTGACCTTGCGCTGGCTCGTTATCGCATGAGCGCTGAGTATAAAGAGACAATCCGCAACCTGCCGCCAACGACTTACATTAAAGGTGCGACACAATCAGATTGGGAGAGCTTCACTCAAGCAAATGGCCGAGACTTCATCATGACCGGCTCAGGCTCAACCAACATTCTGTTTGGCTCGATGGAGGTTGATGTTGTCGGCGCTGAGTCAACCGTTGCGCCTTATGAGCAGTATTTTGAACGTAACACCGAGCAGGCGCGGCAACTTGGCGCCGTGATTCAGGGCGATGTATCAGCCAGCACAGCAACAGAGGCGAGCATTACAGCATCCGAGCAAAACGCTAGGCTAGTGACGCTTGCTGGTTCAATCGAAGCGGTTTATAAACGCATGTGCCTGTATTGTGGCATGTTCGAGGGTTTGTGGGCGCCTGATGCCATTGAGCAAAACATGGATGCTGTAACCATTACGCTTTCACGAGAATTTGCCCGTGGCAAGCTGTCAGCGCAGGATCGTGATGCGATTCGCAACGACTACTTAGCCGGATTAATCGACCGCACAGAAGCGCTATTACAAATGCAAGCTGGCGGCGTATTGCAGCAGGACGCTGAGGCGTTACTTGACGCGGCCGACGGCGGGGAATAGAATTTACAAGACCGCTGGTCGTACCAGCTAATTAACAGGATAGTATCCGATGCCACTAACGAAAGAACAGTTCGACCAGTTGCCAGACTTTGTTAAGTCTGACTACACAGAAAACGAAGGCTCTTACGTGCCCGTTGCAGAGCTTAAAGTAGGCAAGCTGAAAGGCAGCTTAGATGCGCTTGACAGCAAGCTGAAAACCTTTGAGCAAGAGCAGGCCAGCAAAATCGAAGAAGCACGCAAGAAAGCCTTGGAAGAAGCCAAAAGCAAAGGTGACGTTGCTGAAATCGAGAAGCGCTATCAAGAGCAAATGGCAGACCTTGAAAAGCGTACCGCTGAGCGTGTACGTGCCGAGGTTGAGCGGGAGCTTACAGCCAAGCAGGCAACGCAACAAGCGGCGTCACTGGCTGACAAAATTGGTCTTTCGTTAGGTATCGACAAAGAGGACGGCGAAGCAATTGCCGACCTTATCCGGCATCGGGTGAAGATTGACCCAGCCACTGGTAAAGAAGTTTACTACAGCGCTGATGGCAGTGCCTTAAGCGTTGACCGCGCAGGATTCGAAGCCGAATTAAAGAAAGAGGCTCGTTTCAAGCGCTTGATTAAGGCAGACGTTACCACACGTGGCGGCGGATTTGCTAACGGCTCGAATGGTTCAGGCAGTGCCTTCACTGGTTCGGGCAAAGTAGACGGCTCAAAAGATGATCGAGCCAAATATTTTGCACAGAAGTTCAAACTCCAAAATTGAGGTGATATATGGCATTGTCCAACATGGTAGTCTTTAACGAATACGTTAAAGAAGCAACATACGAAACACTGGGCCAGATGATTGACAAGTTCAATGCTGCGTCAAACGGCACTATTATTCTGGCAAACCAAAACTTTGAGGGCGATTTCTTCGAGCGCTCAATGTTTACAGCGCTGCACTCAAGCCGCCGGCGCGTTGACCGTTACGCCACTAACTCTGCTGTAACCGGTACTAACCTGTCACAGTTTAAAGACGCTGGCGTTAAAGTTGCCGGTGGTTTTGGTCCGATTGTTTGGGAGCCATCGCAGTTAAGTTGGATCCAAAACAACGAAGCGCAAGCAATCGCGCTGATTTCTCAACAGCTGTCTGAATCAATCCTGCAAGACCAGTTAAATACTGCCATTGCGTGTTTGGTTGCTGCTACTGCGAACCAAGCTGCCGCTCGTAATGACGTGTCTGGCTCAGCCGGTATCAGCTATGCCGCAATGAACGGTGCGCACGCCAAGTTTGGTGACCGTAGTCAATCACTGGTTGCGTCTGTCATGAACGGCAGCATGTACCACAAGCTGATTGGTGCAAACCTGACCAATGCGCCACAGCTGTTCCAAGCGCAAAACGTGACGGTTGTTGACATCTTAGGCAAGCCAGTAATCGTGACTGACAGCCCGTCGCTGTACTTGGCTGGTACGCCGAACAAAGCTTATGTGCTGTCACTGGTTCCAGGTGCTGCAACCATCATGGACGGTTCACAGGTTGAAACCAACATCGAGCGCGTGAACGGCAAGCAGCGTATCGAAGCGACATTCCAAGCTGACTACGATTTCGGCGTACAGCTGAAGGGTTATAGCTGGGATATGACTAACGGCGGCAAATCGCCTACAGACGCTGAGCTGGCCACCGGTTCGAACTGGGATCTGGTAATGACCGACATCAAGAATACTGCCGGTGTTGTCACTATCGTTAACGCTGATTCGTAATAATGCGGGGTTCGCCCCGCTTTCTTTCGAGGTTTATTATGAAGCCAGTTTATCTACCAATGCCGGTTACATTTGAAGAAAAACGCGCATGGAACGCTAAAGGCTATCGCGTTTACGACATTGCTTTTATGCCTGAAGGTTATGACAACCCAGCGGCTGTTAGGCAGGAAGAACCAAAAAAGAAAGCCGCTAAATAGCGGCTTTTTGCTTTATGAGGTGTTGTAATGACATATATACCTAATGGATTCCCTACAGCCATGACATCAGAGGATAATACCGTGGCAAGGGTCAAAGTCGAAGACAGCTCAACCGCTCAAGCCTCTGGCTCTGAGTTTCAAACCGCACAAACATCTACCGGTTCAACCACTCCACAGGTGTTGCGTGTAACAGCGCCACAGCCGATTGACGTCACAGAAATGGAAATGACTATCGTTGTCGGTGGTGTTAACGTTCAAATATATGAGGCGTCGCAAGGGACACCAAGCGGCACATTTACAGCGACACCGGTGCAAAGCACAAACCCGCGAAAACCCAAAGCGCCGACATTTAGCATTGCATCTGGCGGTGCTTTTGCGCCAACTGGTAATGCACTTAGGCAAATGATGGTCAATGGTGGCACGGCTGTTGCCCCACTAGCCAGCCAGCTTCGCGTTAACAGTAAGCGGCTGTCACTGCCTGCTGGTACGTACTACATCGTTACCGGTCTGCTATCTGGTGTCAGTACGTTTACCGGCCAGCTAATTGTGACCATAACCGAGGTGTAACTTGACAACCAAACCGAATCGGCTAGTCTTAATCCATCCGCTTGACACAATGGCGCGATAACAGGTTACAGACTAGCCGCCTCCTTCGGTTGCAGTAGCTTCCTGTTTGAAATTGTGTAGCCAGTGTTTTTACCGTTCCTACGGCGGGTTTCACACTTCATGCGGCTTGTCACCGTGGCGATTAGACAACAGACCCGCCTTGTGCGGGTTTTTTCTTGCTGGTCGGACCACATGAAAGCAATAAATGAACACCATGAAAATTTCTCGTTATCAATAAAAAAGCCTTGTGTAACCCAGTTACAATGTTATACTGAAACTCAGTTACATAGAGAGGTGATAATTATGTTTTGTGTAGTTTGCGGTTCAGAATCTGGTAAGGCCAAACACTGCTCATCAAATTGCAGGGTCAGAAGTCACAGGCTTGAGAGGGCTGGTGTCGAATTTGGATTTCTTTATATTATTGACTTTGGCGATATTTTAAAGATAGGGTTTAGCAAAAATCCAAATGTCAGGGTTAGTGCGATATGCTCAGCAAGTGGCAGGGTTAATCCAAAAATGACGGTTTACGGACCTTTCAGAGAGCCTGAAGAAGTTGAGTGCGCTATGCATGATTCTGTGAAAGAGTTCAACATAATTGGGGAATGGTTTGATGTTGGTGCAAAGCAACAGGTAATTGATGCGCTTGGTGCTTTTGATGTGTTTTATGGCTCCGACATGGACGTCGCCGCTGAAGTTTCTGAGCTTTTAGAGAAAGTAAAGGAATTCAAGGGGGAAATGCCATACATGAAAAGCTGCTCTAGGGTTTCTGATACAGTTGCGGCGGTTGAAGCGTTTTCATCGACTAAGTGTGCAACGGTAGTTGGCGGCTGTGTTTCTTTGATTTGCAAACATATTCTGATGTTAAGCGATAGAGTTTGCGATAATTTGGAAGAGTTATACCGCAACGACAAAGGGGCTTTCATTGGGTTAATTGATATTATATGTCGAGCATCATCGCTGAAGTCTGACGGTTTTGCAGAGGCTGACTTACTGGTTTGCCAGAAAACAATTCAACCAGAATGGTTTTTCGTATTTAAAGAAGCAAAACCAGTGTACGGTGATATGTCGATATTCATTTGACGAAGCTGGTAGAATTGCTATGCGCGATATTGTTGACAGGCAGCGCAGCTGCTAAACTAACCAGGCTAACCAAACAGGAGCAAAGCATGGCCGGTAAAAAGCAGAAGCCCCGCGGCACCAGCCGCACGCCAAACCCAAACAAAAAATGACAGTCTCCGATGCTGACATTCTGACAATAGCGGCATTCATTGCCGCTCTTTTCATTAACCG